TGTTGGTTGGCGCACATCCTGTCAGGAAAGCTACACCTTGGCAAGGATTCTAAGGCCTTTTCTTGGCACGGGAGGTTGCACGTGCGGCCTTACGGGTTGTCTAGTCCATGCGCCATATGGTGCGAAACCGTGGATTCGAACCACGCGGAGAGGGAGGTGCGCGCCCTGCCTCAGACACTCAGAGCCGCCGCCCTGAATGGAGCCGTGCCAAAATTCCGCATAGAAGCAGCGCGAAACGTGAAGAGAGCAAAGCCCGGTACCTGCAAACAGAAAAGGGGGAAAATGCTAAGAAGGGACACGTTTCGGAGGCTGCGTGCATCGGTTTGCCTTTTGGCTTTTCCGATGATACAATTTTACACCATGCGATAGTGAAACCGCAATGTAATGACAGTGCAATGTTTTTAAAGGCTCAGCTCCTCCATTGCTTTGCGCCGCAAGACATAGACCATGCGCAGAGAGTAATTCATATCTTTTGCGATCCTGTCCCACGTGAGGCAATCGAGATAGTACTTGTACAGCACCGTGTATGCTTTCTCGTTCTGGATCTGGGCGAGCGCGTTTCTGATCTCGAGGAACAGCCTGTCGCAGACTGCTCTTTGCTCATAAGCACGGTGCTCCGCTTCCTCCTCGCGTTCCACCGCCCGGGCAAGGCTCTGGCCATCTTTGCTGCCGCCGGGGGCCGCGCTGAGGCTCTGGGTGATGTGCCGGGTGGCCTCCTGTGCTTCGGCCAAACGGTCAGACAGCAAGTAGTATCTTTTCTCTGCTTCGCGGTAGCGGTTCAGCCACGCCTTAACGGCGCGGTAATCGGTTCCGTCCTGCTTCTGAGTGTCAGTGTCAGGTGTCCGTGTGTGGGTCATTGGTAAGTCACCTCATCAGGGTCTTTCCCGGCAAGAAGGTCGGAAAGTTCAGTGTTGAGCGTATCTGCAATCTTTCTTGCCGTTAAAATTGCGACAGGCTTATTGTTTCGCGCTTTCCAAACGGCCTGACGGTAGACACCACGCTCAACAAGATCATTTGTTTTCATGTTAAGCCTTGCCATTTGAGTGATGACTTTTACTCGGTCGAACATGACCGCAGTCGATTTTTTCATCGTTATTCCTCCATTTCTTCAATCTCAATTTCTACCCGGGCTTTCTTCCGGTCAAGATCCACCCGGCTGCCATCGTGGGCGGCAACAATGCGGCTATTGTCGTCCTCCAACACTCGGGCTTTCACCAGAATGTCCGTGGTCGCCTCGATGAGGTTTGCCAGATCGACCCGGCGGGCTGTCTTCATGTAGTACACGCATCTCACGTTCACGCGGGCAGAGATTGGGCTGTGCGGCCTTTTGATTTGCCGCAGACAGTCCGTCTCATAATCCACGTAGGCCTTGCTAGGGGCCACAAAGCGCCCGCCTGAGCGGCTTTTGAGGATGCGGGCAGAGTTTTTCTTTGTGCGTGGGTCGCCGTAGAGGGTCAGCTTCATCTGCCGTCCTCCACATAAAACCAGGATTGCGGTGGTCGCTCAATCCTTACAGGCTCGTAACCGAATTTTGTCGCCCGCAGCCTTGTGAAATCGCTCAACGGCCGCGGGTGATCGTAAATTTTCAGGTCGGAAATGTGCCAGCCATACAAGTCTTTCAAATCTGCATACCTCATCCCGGACTTCCATCCGGCATAGTCTTTGACTTGCGGTACTGTGAGACAGCTTCCAGCAATCGCAGATTCGATATCTTCTTTGACGACACAGTATTCAGGGCCAATTCGTCGGATGTCATCGCAAATGAACTCTCCAATGACACATCCCTTTTTTTCTGGCCAGCCGCCACGGTTCCACGCGGCCACATCCCGGTTGAGGACATCCATAAACAGGCTGTCACTCCCGGCCAAAGTGCAGTATATGTAGCACTTGAAGGGAGGTTCCAGCTTCGGACGGGTCTTGCGAATTTCTACGGTCTTTTCGCCGATTAAAATCTTCTTGCACCACTCAGGCCGGATGCTCAGCAAAACAGCTTTCACCGTTTTCTTCCTCCCATCCATCCTTCTTTGTCGAAATCGTTACGGCTGATCCGCTCCGCCGCGTGGTTCCCGTTGGTGTAGATGCGCTCCGCTTTCAGCTGACGCTTGTACTCGGCGTACTTCGGGCAGCTGTCGTGGCAGATTGGGTGCCGGTTGGGGCAGTGAAAACAGGGTTCAAAAGCCTTCATCCTTCAATCTCCTTCCTTGTCGGTTCGCTTGCCCGCAGCCTTGCAGCTTCACGCGGGGCGGTGGTGATATCTGCCTGCGCCTGCTTCAAAAACTCGGCACGGCGGTATGTAAGGTCCGGCATTTCAGCCAGCTCTGCCAGCCCTCCCACGCTTCCGGCGTAGGATTTTGCCGCCGGGGGGAGTTGGTCATACAGGGCTTGCAGTTCTTTCTGCCCGTCACTACGCAGCAGACCGCCCTTTTCGTCAATGCCTGTCACCATCGGGAACTTGCGCCAGCTCAAAAATGTCTGTGCCTTGCGTGCCGCTACAGCCAGAGCTTCCCATTCAGCGGACGGGTCAAGACACTGGGAAAGCTGCTTGAAGATGTCGGCCACCGTGACCGGATAAACGCATACCCGGTTCGCCGCCAGAAAAGCCCGCTTGACAGTATCGCCGTCATAGTCGCCAAACTGGTACGTCCACACATCGATGGTGGTCTGCATCTCCTCATCGGTCAGAGGCTTGGAACCCAGCTTGTACAGCACAAAATTCATGCGGATCAGCTTTGCCACGTCTTCCCGCGTCATGTCTCAAAACCCCTTTCTCTGTCCATCTTCGCCAGCACCCGGGCAAGCTGGTCGTCTACGGTCTCGGTTGGCTGCTTGCCCCTCGGTCTGGCTTGTCGGCTTTGTTCGTTGGCTTCCACGTCCCCCGGGGTGCGCAGGCCGTCCCGTTTCCATCCGGACAATATGCCGTTGATGTAGTTCCACGACCGCTTGCCGGCTTCTGTGGCCTTGTCAATCGCCAGCAGGATCATCTCTGTGCTGTACTCCTGCCTCCACTTCTGCAGCTTGTCCAGTGCAGAGCGCGGGAAGTCCCCAACGGCCTGCTGATAATGCTGGACGATTTTAGAAAGTTCTACGTCAACGGCGGCGGGTGCGGCGCTATTATATACACCACCGTTAGGTGATATACCATTACCATTTACATTACCATTTACATTACCATTTACATTTACAGCCGGATTTGCCGCGTTTTGCTGTTTTTGCTCGTCAAAGTCGGCATTTGCCGGATTTGCCGCGTTTTGCTGACGCTTGCCGTTTGTAACTTCTGCGCCTTTACGCCCTGCGGCAGCTCTCTTTTCTCGTTTTTCGTTCCATTTTTTAGAATTTGATTCCACCGCCTCGGACATAAAATCCCACGCCATTTCGAGCTTCTGGTCGTCCTCAAAATTCGGCGGATCGGGGAAATCAAGCAGCGCGTCAAAAATCCTGCCTTTTTGCTCCAGAGACAATTTACGCAATGGCTTTTTCCATGATTTGTAAATGACTATGCTTTTCTGTTCTTCCTCTTTCAACCGCTTTCACCTCCTTCTTTGCACGCCCGTATAGCCGGATAGCACAGCTTGCGAAATCAGAAGGGAAGATCTTCTGCGTCTTCGTTGATGGGGTCATACTCGGTAGATGGAGCCGGTTCTGGCGCGGCAGTGCTGTGCGGTGCGTAATCCGCAAGCGTTTCATCGGGGTACATCTGCGCACCCTGAAGGTCTGCCGGGTTTGCTGCCGGTTCTGCAGGTTCCAGCGGCGGGCCGGGCTGTGCCATCAGGTCGATCATCTGCTGCAGCCAGCGGAATGTCACCAGCCCACCGGGCTGAACATCATCCGCGTCCACATCGTAGTAGGTCTTGCCGTTATACTCCCGCTCTTTCAGCTTTTGAGCAAAAACTGTGACCTGATCGCCTTTCTGCAGCATGCCGTCCCACTGGTCGATGCCGTGCCAGAGGTTCACGCCCACAAAAAAGCTCTGCCATTTGCCGGATTCATCCTGTGTGCGGCTGGCTTTCAGGTCAAACTTCAGCACCCGCTTCTGCCCGGCATCCCGGAGCACCGGGTCTTTGGCAATCTCGCCGTGCAGCATGATGCCGTTCTTGGTCTGGACGATCATGCATCATCACCGCCAAACGGATCATCGGCGGGCGGCTCTTCCGCAGGCGCTTCCGGAGTGGGGATCAGCGTGCCTGCCGTCTTGCGGTGGCGGTGGGAGCCTGCGAAAGGATCCAGCACCGGCAGTTCTTCAGGCGGCACCTCACGAGCGGTGCTTTCGGCATCCACACGCACCTCGCTCTCATCGTACAAAGCGCCAAAGGTAGACGGGAACGCCTCACGCAAAGCGTGCACCAGCGCCACCTTGCGGATCATGGTAGCCTTTTTGCCGCTCCAAAGAGATTTGCCGGTGTCGTATTCACTGAGCTTGACTTCCTCGTAGCTGGCGCGGGTACGGTCTTTGCGGTAGACCTTCGCCCAGCCACCGAGAAGGGTCTCGCCGCCGTCTCCATCATAGACGATGGAACCTTCACGGTTCAGCAGCTGGCCATCTGCGGTCAGGACGATCACGCCAGCTTCAAAGCCGTCAAAGTTGGGGTTGCGCTCGGCCATCTGCATGTAGCAGTTCTTGCCCAGCACGATGGTGCTGGCGGTGTCATCGTTCTTGTTGTCGTAGTGGATCAGGTAAGCCTCTTTGGTAAAGGGGTTCAGCTTGTACTGCTTGCATGTCTCCAGAAAGATTTTGCATTCAGCATCGGTGGCCTTGGGGCAGATGAAGTTGCGCACGTCTCCAAAACTCACCGTGAAGTGCTGACCATCGGCAGCGGTGATCTCCACAGGAACGGACGGGGATGCGGCCTGCATCGCGGTGCTGCCTGCACGGTTGGCATTCTGAACGGAACGGTTTGCCAGAGACTGTGCGTTGGAAACGGACGAAGTAGGCGCGGGTGCGCCGGGACGAGTAAGTGCCATAAGTAAGTACCTCCAAAATTATTTGATCGAACCATAGCGGAAGCCGCGCTCTGCGGCTCCCTGCTTGAACCACGCGATGTCCTCCGGTGTGAACTCCACCCAGAAGGAATAACGTTTGCGGGCCGGTGCGGCTGGCTCTGCGAATTTCTGAAGCATGCTGAAATCCAACCTGCCATCCGGCGTGATGGCTGCATTGGCCTGCGCCGTTTGGACCGCTTCTTCGGCGATCTGGCGTTCTTCATCGGTCGGAGGGATAATGACCGGAGCGGTGGCCTGCGCCCGCTCTGCGGCCATTCTCTCGGCTTCTGCGCGGCGCTGGGCGTACCGGGCATTCTGGCGGCGGCTGTGCTCCACGAGGGCGGCGTTCAGATTCAGTTCACGCAGATACTCGGTGGTGCAGGCTTCGGCGTCCTCGCCGCAGTTCTCCCGGATGAGCCGCAGCTCCTCCCGCCGGGTCTCCACGCTCTTGCGCAGCTCCCGGCTGGCCTTTGCCAGATCATAGGTCTTGTTAAGCCACTGCGGCACCAGCAGGCGGTCAAAGGGGATCATCTCCCGCAGCTCGCCGATGCAGTCCGCATAGACAGTCCGCAGGGCGTCGGCCTTGTCCTGCCGTTCGGCTTCTTCCACCGCCTTGACCTGCTGGTCAATGGCACCGGAGACGGCCTTACACTGGCCCTGCATCTGCTTGGCGCTCTGCAAGAACTCTTCCAACGGCTTCATGTAAAAGGCCTTTGCGCTGCGGGCGGCATCGCTGAGCTGCTTGTCCAGCTTGTTCACTGCGGCGCGGTCGGCCTTGGCATCCTTGATGGTCTCCGGGGTGTAGACGCGGCCGGTGTAGGCGGCCAGCATCTCGGTCAGGTTCTGCTGCACCTCGGCTTCGTTCCACCGGATCGCGGGCAGTTCCGGGTGCTCCACCCGGACGGTCAATTCTTCTTGCATAAATATTCACCTCGCATACACAACGTTCATATCGGCGTCAAACACCCTGTACAGCCGTTCGGGCTTTCTCTTTGCCAGTTCATCGGCAATCACAATTGCATCCGAAGTAACCGGAAATTGCTGCTGCGAAACAAGCGCTGGAGGCTCTTGCTTCACATCGTAAATTCTTAAAAGTGCCACTTGTAAAACCTCCTGTTTTATGTTATTTTTGTGGTGATGGGCGGCGAAACTCATCACCCTTTGGGCTTGTCCGTGTTGGCGCACGGGCAGGCTCTTCTTTTTTTACGGCGTATCGGCGGAAGACTGTCCACCTCATCACGTCGGATACGCTCTTTCTCAAAAATGTACTTGCAAGCCGGATGCCTGCCGCTGCGACCGTGGCAGCTCGCAGACGCAAAGCTGTTTGCGCTTTTGTAACCCAGCCGTCTGGCACACATCTCAGACGTGCCGCTGGCGATCAGGTCTCCGGTCTTTGCATCATACACGGTGTACCACATGACATGGTGGACAGTGTCAGGCATACGTGATTCCCCCGACTCCTCTTCCAGGATCTCCCGCACGTTGTCCATTTCTTCGGCGCACATCTCCCAGACGCTTGCCCGCGCGGAGTATTCGGCCCGGACAACAATATCGTCTGAGGCTTCGGCTTCTCGCCTGCAGCGTTCGGCAAGCCGCGTGTAGGATTTGACCTTTCCCTCAACATATTCTTTCGCCGTCATCATGCCCCACGCTCCTGATTCTCCGGGTATTCCGGGTTGCGGGCGTGTGTGCGGTTGATCTTGCCGTACTTGCGCCGCTTCGAGGCTCTCTCCCTGTCCTCTGCGGCAAAGCCCAGACGAGCCAGCAGAACGGCAGCCAAAATCAGCACCAGCGACACTGCAAACAGCGTGCCGGAGATGTATCCGGTGGTCTGCGCGGTGCCCTCTGCGCCCATAGCTGCGCCCATTCCAACGCCGCCAAAAATGACAGCCAGCCAGTAGTAAGTAGTAGATTTGAGTTTCATTCTTTAGGGTCCTCCTTTGTATAAACCTTTTCGAGCTTGTAAAAATCCTTCACCCATGCCATAAATCCGGCACGGGAGATCATCGGAGCCGCACTCTTGGTGTCAACGGATGGCACCGCCCATGCCGGGAAGCTGCCGGCCTGAATCATACTGGTAAAGATCGGCTCGCTCACCGAAATGTTGTTATCACGCATGATCTGGCAGCACTCTGCAATTCCCATGCTCTTCTTCACTGCCGCACTCCTCCTTTTTTCCTCTCAGTTGCCGTTTCAGCCGGATATGCTCCAGCCGTTCCGGTTGCCTTGCATCCCAGCGCTGTTCGAGCCAGCGCTTGTTGTAATGTTTCTTCACGGCTCAGCCTCCACAAACTCGCCGTTTTTGAGGGTATAGTAAACGCTTTCTTTGATGGCAGAACCGTCTACGCGGGACATTTTGGCGCAGATCATGTGACCGTCATCATCGTACTCGGTCAGCACCAGATAGCAGCCCAGTGCGCCGCACGCCTTACCGCAAGCACCGTTTACAACGGCAATGCTATATTTTCCGTCTGCTTTTGCCCTGCAATAAGCCCCAGTGGCTGCCGCCGTACTGGAATAGCCGCTCGAACCAGCCGTACTGTAATCGCCGCTCGAACCAGCCGTACTGTAATCGCCGCTCGAACCAGCCGTACTGGAATAGCCGCTCGAACCAGCCGTACTGGAATTGCCGCTCGAACCAGCCGTACTGGAATCGCCGCTCGAAAAAGGTTCTTTGCCCTTCACCCGATTAAAAACGGCATTCACCGTAGCTTTTACCAGCCCTGCAAAATTCACCTCACCTTTCACCGTCAGCTCAGTGCAGGCCAGCTTACTGTCCCCTCCGCTTTTATCCACGTTCCCGCCGCACTCGACCTCAAAAAAGCGTGTGCCATCCTTCAACGGGTAGTAGTGCAGCACATCCAGCGGGTTCTCGCAGGCGTGCATACCAGCGTGGCAGCAGTCCGCTTTGTCCTCATGGTAGGTCTTGCCCACCTCGTACTGCTTGCCACGGCACTGCATATTTTTGTCCATGGCCTTGTAGGCAATGATCTTCTCACTCATGCTCATAACCTTCCTTATTGGTGTGTTTCTTCTGTGCATGCATGGTCAGCGCCTCACTTCTTAGAGCTTCCAAAGGCGCCGCAATAGCTGCCAAGGAGCCAGAGCGCGATCCAAGCCGCCGTTCCGGCGGCCCAGGTGAACGTCCAGTGCATCAATGTGCAGATGGCCAACACGGCGGCGCAGGTAACGCCCCACGAGATGCCCATAAGGGCGGCAAACGCGATGATGATCGCCAGTGCTTCACCCATTGTTCCATGACTCCTTTGCGGCTCTCTCAGCTGCCTGTGCCGCTGAGTCCGCGCACCACTTTCCTGCCGGGGCGGTCTTGCGGGGGTCTTCCTGGGCTGCTGCAGCTTCGTCCTCTTCCAGCAGGTTCTTCAGGTCGGTCAAGAACTGGCTGCACATCTTCGCTTTTATAGCTTCCTCCGGCTGACCATACGGGCCGCAAAACGGCCCGGACCTGAAAAACGACTTTGAACGGAAGTCCTCTTCCAAGAACTGATACTTACCAATCAGCTGGCAAACCTTGTCGCGCATCGTGGTTTTCATAAAGATCCTCCTTGCATCAATGACGCATAACAATGTTGGACGAATGAACCAGATAGGTCACACCGTCAATCTTCACTTGCAGCTGGTCACCCTCGTAATCATCCCAACTATTCAGCTTGCCCTCGACAATCGTTCCGTCGGGCATTTTCAGCTGCGCCCAGCTGTATTCATAGGTCAGATCAATAACCTGCTTATTGCATCCGGCCATCAGCAAAGCGCTTGCCAATACGGACGCTACGCCAAAAATAGCTTTTTTCATGCTTGCTCCTCCTTTACCGTTCATGCGGTTCAGTGTCATGTTACGCCACCCCGTCCTGGTTGTGCTGCCGGGCGGCAAGCTCCATCTGCTCCACGCTCTGCCTGCGCTCCACGCTGGGCAGCATTCCCACGGACTTGAGCTGCTCATAGATAAAGCGCTGTCCGGCTTCCGTCCATACGGTGGTGTTCTTGGTGTCCCACTCGCCGGTGCTCTTGTGCTGGAACGGAGTGGATTTGCGGTTTTTGGTGTAACCTTTGCCGCTATACTTTGCGTATAACACCCACTGCCCGTCGCTGGTCTTGTACTGGATCTTCAGGCCGTGAAGGATGCTGTTGAGTTTCTCGGCGCTCAGGCCGTAATCCTTGGCAAGGGTGGTAGTGGTGCGGCAGTTCTTGCCCACGCACACCGCCCGGGCATACTCTGCATCCGGCTTCAGGTCGTTGTTCTCGGCCAAAAGCTGTTTGTTTACGGCCTTGAGCTGGTCGTTCTGCTTCTGGGCGATAAGCACCGCACGGCGCATGACCGCCTCCGGGCTGTTCCACTGGGCTTCCACTGCCAAGAAATACTGCCGCGCCTGCTTGCCGCGCTCGTTGCGCTGGATCATGCACAGCTCTTTGGCCATCGGGATGGTGAGTTGGTGGTCAACTTTGTTCTGACCACCGTGCTGATTTTCGCTTCCCAAATTTGAGAAGCAAACTTCAAAATCCTCGTGCTTGGTAAAACCGTACTCGCACATACGTTTGAACCAGTCGGCGTACTTCGTTCCGACCTGCAAAAACTCGTGCAACTCCCGGCCACTCACCGTGGGGCGCTCCGGGTTGTCGTAGCTGATAGGAATAAGGTTGTTCATGCAGTCTTACCTCCTTCATCATCTGCCAGCAGCGCCGTGACCGGCACCCGGAAATACTTCGCAACCTTGAGCAGCTGCGAAATGCTGGGGCCGTAAATGCTGCGCTCCCACTTGCCGATTGCGCCGTTGCTCAGGCCTGCCGCCGCCTCCAGATCGGTGCGGCTCAGCCCGTGCAACTTGCAAAACTGGTCGATTTTTGAAACATTCACTAGCAATTCTCCTTTCCGGGCTTGAAAATCACTAGAAAATATGCTACTATGTAGTTGCGAGGTACAAAGTGAATAAAATCTAGCGTTTGCCCGATATAATAGTATCGAGGGCTTTTGGTTTTTGTTTGCCCTGTGCCTAGTATTATACTAGATAAAATTCTAGATATCAATAGATAATTTGGATTTTCTAGAATTTTATCTAGATGCACAGTTTTGGGAGGTGCTTTTTGTGGGAAATATCCAAACTGTCAAAAAGATCTCCAAAGAAAAAGGCATTTCGTTGGCTTTTGTATGCAGACAGATTGGAAGAAGTCACGGATATCTCGCAGAAATTGCAAACAGAGACGGTGATGTTCCCGAAAAAATGCTAGGCCCCATTGCAAACGCCTTGGGCGTAACAGTGGAAGAGCTGAAGGGCGAGGATCCAGCGCAAAAAGAAAAGCCCGCCCCCGGTGAAGGGAGTGGGCTGGATGCAAGGTTTGACGAGCTGCTAAGTCAGATGACCGATGCAGACTGTGCAGATCTTCTGGAGTATATGGAATTTAAGGTTGCAAAGAGGAAGGAAAACCCCAATGGCTGAGTTTTTGGACAAAAAGAGCCTGGCTCTCCTATTATATATGGAGAAGCACAACGGGAAAATGAACCAGCACGAAGTCTGTCTCATTTCCGGCGAGGATTTCAGTTTCAACGGCCAGAATCGGTACATTCAGAACTTGAAGGGCCGCGGTCTGATTGATGAGCGCCGCAAAGAGTACATTCCTGACGGGGTGGGTGGTTTTCTTCCCAGCGAGTACATTTATTCTCTTCCGCTAGCTGGAGAAGCCTATCTTCAAGAACTTCGAGCAGATCGGGAGAATCAAATACTTCAGGCCGCATTGGATTTGCTGGTGTACATCTTCGGCCAGAAATTTTAAGGGCATCACAAACGCGGTCAAATGCTTCGTGCAGCTCTTCCGTGGTCTTGCCCTTTCCGCATCCGTAGTTGAAGCAGTAACACCCGATTTCAAGAGAGCACCGGTGGTCGCAATTTGCGCACTCTTCGCTTTTGATTCCGGGCAGGCCGGACGCTTCCGTTGCCAGAAGAGCAAAAATTCTGGTTTTGTACCGGCCCAGTTCAATCTCGTACTTATCCACAGATTTACTCCTTTCTGCTGTTGAGCAGGCTTTCCGCATAGGAAAGCACCTCTTGTTTTTCCTGTGCCGACAGAGAAGAAAATAAAGATTTGAGGCGGCACTTTTCTTCCATTGTATCACATTTTGCAAACTTTGTGCTATTTTCTTGCACTTTATTTTCCCCCTTTGGCATTTTCCTTGATAATTTAGCTTTTCGGCAGCTGGTTGGCTGCCTATTTTTGTTTATGAGGTGGTTATTATGGCAAATGCCTGTCCTGTCTGCGGCGGCAAGCTGGGCCTTCTGAACCGCGAGAAAAGCGCGGACGGCTTGATTTGCGCCAGCTGCAGCAACTTTTTCTTTTCAAAATTGGGCATCCGAGCAGCAAAGCAACCGACAGCCGCCCTTGCTGATTACTGGGCTACGTTGGAAGGCCGCCGCAAGGCGTTCAAGGAGACCGATTCCATCTATGATGGAGATGCGCTTTTTGTGTCCATCGACAAGGCAAACCGACTGTTTTGCTTTGGGCATCGCGGCGGTGATAAAGGCCCTCGCATGATCTACAGCTTTGATGAAGTCGCCGGTTACGAATCTGACGCGCCAGACGATTTGACGGTGACAGAGACCAAAGGCGGCATTGGCCGGGCCGTGATCGGTGCAGCCGTTGCCGGTCCTGTGGGTGCGATCGTGGGCGCTGCTACCACCAAAACAGAGACCCGCAAAGGCAGCCGCAGCAAAGAAAACGTTTCCATCCGTTTTACGATTCCTCTTGGAGAAACCAGTCTGCCGACAACGGTTTATCCCGGAGGTATGACCGATTTTCTCAAGAACTGCAAAGTCAGCCAGGAGAAGCCACAGGCTGCCGCTCCGGCGGCATCCAGCGCCGCCGATGAGCTTTTGAAGTTTAAGCAGCTACTGGATATGGGGGCCATCACGGAAGCGGAGTACAACACAAGGAAATCTCAGCTGCTTGGCCTGTAAACTTGTTCACAACCATATTGTGGATTTGCGCTGACATTTCAGCTTATTCGCGGTTGCAAGGCTGTTGCAAATTTTGCAACAGATCAGCAGCCAACGCCCCGCCGGGCGTACCGGCTGCGTTACGCAGGGCTTGCACCTCCGGCAGGGCCTTATCTTGAATGTAAGCGCGAGCAAGGCGCTGCTGCTCCGGGGTCATATCCAAATAGCAGGCCAACAGGGCACGGGCATGGGTGCGAAAGTGTGACAGATTTTTCATAACTCATTCCTCCCAGGGTGCAGGGGTGTGGTCGGTGCCAGTCAGGATGCTGGCGGGCATTCCGTCGATGATGGTCATTTCAGTTTCTTTGCCGTTTCTTTGCTCAAAATCCATTTTGTTTTCTCCTTTCTTTTGTGCACATCTACGATTTATAATCCAGATTTTACCATGCGCCGTTGGAAAACAAAATACGGATAAAATTTGTCGAATGGCGCAGACTTTTTCTGCGCCATTTTTGTTAAAAACACACTGGTTTTATGGGGGGTGAAAGTATGAGTTATTTTACGGCGAGCCAAATCGGGAAAGCACTTGCAAAAGCACGGGTGTCTGCTGGCCTGAGCCAAGCGGAGATCGCAAGGCGCATCGAAAAAGGAGAGCGCACCGTGCAGAGCTGGGAAAAAGGATGCACCAGCCCGGACAGTGACGAGATCATGGACTGGTGCACGGCGTGCGGGGTGTCACCCATCGCGATTTTCATGGAGATGCTCCACCCGGATCTGTACAAAGTGCCGGATAACGGCAAGGCCGACGATGAGCTAAACGCAGAGTTGCGCCGTCTCGTGGTAAATCTGCCGTCGCTGACGAAAAGGCTGCTGCTTTTTATTCTGAAGGGTCTGCACGGCAGCAGTCCGCCTGCTGTCATATCGGAGATGGCGGCAAACCTCCACTGTCCCCTGAACAACAGGGTCAGCGTGTGCGGAACCATCATAGACCAGTATACCTATGCGCAGATCGCGGGCCTTGACCCATGCCCAGACGCTCCGCATCCTCCCATTGACGACCTGAAGATCAACTACAGGGCCGGAAGGGCCGCTGCCGAAAATGGTGCATTCGGATATATCGGGCAGAAAAAGGAGTAAGCCATGAAATGCGTGAGACCATGCTGCCGGAAAGAGATCCCGGATGGTGCTTCTTTTTGTCCGTGGTGCGGGAAGAAGCAGCCGGAAGCCGCCCCGCAACAAAGAAAAAAGCGCCGCCGTCCCAAGGGCAGCGGCAGCGTGTATAAACTGAGTGGAGCGCGGGCAAGACCGTATGTGGCGCTTACAGCCCAAAGGGACGTTCTTGGGACGTTTGAAACAGCAGGCGAAGCCGTACAAGCGTTGGACGCTTACAACGCTCAGAACACGCCAGCAGCGCGTCTGAAGTGCACCTTTGCGGATGCCTATGTCCAATGGAAATCGCAGCCCAAATTTGACAAGCTCAGCACGGACATGCAAAAGGGGTACGAGCTGGCCTATGCAAAAGCCGCCCCTCTTTACGACAAGCAGCTGCGAGAGCTGAAAGCCGCAGATTATCAACAGGTCATTGACGCAATGGTGGAAAAAGGGCTTTCCCGCAGCTCCTGCGAAAAGCAGCGCACGCTTTTCAGCCAGATCTGCGAGTGGGCAATGGCGCAGGACATCATAAACAAAAACTATGCTATGCTCTTGCAGCTCCCAGCGGCTACAGGCAAGGAAGAACGCACCCTGACCGCCCAAGAGATCGAGCAGATCAGCATCCGACAGAATGACCCGAAATTTGGGCAGACGGCGCAAATCGCAATGGTGCTGCTTTATACCGGCATGCGCATCGACGAGCTGCTTTCCATGCGCTGCGAGGATGTGCACCTGAAAGAGCGGTACATGCAGGGCGGTGAAAAGACAGAAGCGGGCAAGAACCGCATTATTCCCATCCTTGAGCCCATTTACAAGATCATTGCCTTTTGGATGCTTGATAGCGGCTGTGAGTGGCTGATCCCATCCAAGACCGGCACAAAGCTGGATAAGCGCAACGTGGCTACAAAGTTCCGGGCCCTTATGCAGGAGTGCCAGATAGAGGGGGTGCACCCGCACACGCTGCGCCACACGGCCAGTAGTAAGATGGTGGAGTGCGGTCTGGAAAAGACCGCCGTGCAGGCCATTCTTGGACACAAAAATTTCTCCACCACGGCAAACAAGTACGTGTCCCACAACGACCCGGCCTATTTGTTGCAGGAAATGCAGAAGATGAAGTACTGATTTGTTAGATTGTCTGTTAGATTATCACGTTCATTCAGGAGATTTCAAGGTATTTCAAGCAAAAAGAAAAACGCACGGACGATTTATTTTTATCGTTTGTGCGTTTATTTTTGGAGCTGGTGACAGGAGTTGAACCTGCAACCCACTGATTACAAATCAAATTTATTTAGCGTTTCAATGTGAATAATTATCAATTTGTTAGCTTTCTGTTAGACTATGCGTCCCGTGTCCAAACGCTGAAGCTTATGTAAAAATAGCACATTCTATGCCTTTTTACAAGTCGCTTATCTTCCGCATGACCAGCTCATACTCTTTCGGGTATGCAAGCTTTATGGCGCTCATGTGCTCATCAAGCACTTCCATCAAGCCGCCAAAGGGCGCGGCGCTGGCCGCTTCCACGAACTCGCTTTGCGGATTTGCTTTTGTTGAGTATGCCGCCGGGTACGACGCGGGAGGCAGCGCTTGAGTCTGCATTTCTGCCGGTGCCTGCTTTTCTTCCAGCTCATTTCTCACAGTGCAGAGGGCGGCAAGCTTTTCCACGCTCTGCCAGTCAGTGGATCCGCATTTCAGCTTGTGGATATGGGTGTTGATCTCGTCAATGTCCATGCCTGCCGCCCTCCTCCCTTATGCGTTGCGCAAGATGTTAGCAGCCTGCTTGTAGGCGTCACGCTCTGCGCCGGTGGCGTCCTGCATCATTTCCTCAATGTCAGAGATCATGCGCTCACGGCCATCCATGCGGGAGTAGTGCCCGCGCACATAGTGGCGGCCTCGGTTGGCGTAGCTGTTGCCCCGTTTGTAACCGCTTCCGGCATCATGGCCGAAGGATCCGCGCATGTCAGCTTCCCACTCACCCGCACGGCTGTACTCGCCGCCATCGCAGTAATCCTCGATGCGGTGGATGTCCAGAATGATGTCCACAATCTCGCCGATCATCTCAACATCGCCAGGGGACCGGTTCTTTTTGTCGGTCAGCTCCATGAGCTCGTCGCACATTTCGTCTTTCAGATGATTCAGTTTATCCAGCATGACTTTATCTCCTTTCTTATGCTACCCGCTCAACGATCAGATTGCTGTTTGCAATGCTGACTGCCTGCGTACTGGCGTTTTTAACCGCCACGGTCACGCAGCAGCCGCGCGGCACCTCGATGAACGCGGCCACAAAAGCGTTGAAGTAATTTTCGACTGCCGCCGGGGTGACAATGGCTGTCGCACTGGTCAGCGACTCACCGCCGACAGCCAGCGCCACGGAAACGGGCCCCACAGTGCCGCCGGTGGGAATGGCGACATTGCCGCCAAAGCTTACCTTGAAGCGCGCTTTGCACTGATTGGTCAGACCCCGCATGGTCACAAGGCCGCTGCCCTCACGATGCACAATGCACGCAGGCGCGTTCACCGCGGTCTCGGTAAGGGGAAGGTTTTCACCCGCCGCCACGATGACGATGTTAGAATTAGAAAATTCGGCCATTTTATCGGCTCCTTTCATAGAAAAACGCCGGGACTGCTGCCCCGACGCTCTGGTTTGCAAAATCAGCTCAGGGGCTGAACATTTCCCATTTTGGAAAAAGTTGCCGTGATTCGGTTATGCACAACCGTTGCAGCCGCAACCGGTGCCGCAGTTACCGTACTGGTAGGGTGCGGGTACCGGGAATGCGGGCACAGGGCGCGGGTTGTAGTAGGCCAGCTGGCCGCTCATGTAGGCCTTGAGCGTTTCGTTCTGGGCTGCCTGAGATGCCGCAAGCTGTGCTGCGAACAGCTGCTGACCCTGCTCAGCGATCTTTGCGTCCTTTGCCTCGATGCGCTGTGCGGTCAGGGCGTCAAGGATGGCGCGGGCGTTCTGGTTCTGGTTGTCGATGATGTCCCGGGTGGTGTTCTGCACCGTGTTCCGGGTCTCGCAGGACTGGGTGGCCAAATTGTAGTTGACGCCCTGAATGGCAGAGCGGTTCTCGCAGCAGCACTCCTGCTGCTGCATCTGCATGGCAAACAGCTGCTGCATGAACGCCGCCTGCTGGTTTGCGCGGCTGATCTCTGCGGACATAAAGCCGTTGTTTACGGTCTGCTGCACGCCGTTGACAAGCTGCGCCTGCTGGTAGAAGCCATCACACATGCCGTTGTTGATACCATCCATCTTGCGCTCGATGTTGGCAAAATCGGAGGTCAGGACGTAGCCGTCAACGACACCGGCGCCGGTGTTGCCATTGCCGCCCCAGTTGCCGCCCCAGCCGCCGCAGAAGGCGAACAGGAACAGGATGATGATCCACCATGCGCCATCATTGCCAAAGCCAAAGCCGTTGCCGCCGTTGGCGTTTGCGGGCTGAACAGGCATGGTCAGAACCGCAGAATCGGAAGAAAGAGACATTTTTGTACTCCTTTCGTGTGTTTTGAATAATTTTTATGCTTGAACCGTGGCCACGGTTACGACTTAGTGAGGCAAAAACTGCTGGAACTGCTGCGCCATCGCCTGAAGCTGGTTCAGCTGGTTTTGTGACATTTTGCCGGATCGCAGCAGCTTTTGCACCTCTGCTTTGGGGTCGCCCTGAAAGTTGGCCTTGAACTGCTGGAACTGCTGCATCATCTGTCCGAACTGGCCCATAGGGCCGGACATGGCAGGCATACCGCCGCTCAGAACGTTAAAAAGAGGGTTTGCCATAATTACTTGACCTCCGTTTCAGGTTTTGCAGGCTCTTGCTTCTCGAGCGCCGCACAGCGGGCTGCCAGAGCGTCAAACTCTGCTCGGGTGACAAACTCCCCGCCGGGCTGCTGTGCCGTCTGAGGGGGCATTTTTGTCGCCGTGGTGCGTTCCTTGTAGTCAAAGACGCGGAGAGGCAGCGGCATCCCGCTGGCGTCGGTGCTCTTGATGTAAAAAGCGCTGTTTTCGCTGTCCATCAGCAGTACGCTGTTGCCTGCGGCGACCATATAGGCTTTTGCGCCCTCTTCTCCCTGCACCCAGATGATGGAGGGCGCAGCCTGTGCTGTCTGGGCTGTCGGCTGCTGCATCATGGGTGACTGATAGCCTGTTCCCTGCCTGAGTTGAGCGAGGTTGTCCGGCATTGGCTGGCCGTAGTATGTCGGCATCTGATACGCATACGGATTGTAAGGCATCGTTTACTCCTCCTTATACCAGTAGTAAATCGGGCATTCCGCGCCACTGTCCCAGCTGTCCCACCACGCACCGTCGATGACGGTCAGGACGTGGCCGGAGCAGCCCAGTACATACACGCCGCGCGGGTACTCCCGGGCAAAATCTGCCACGGTGTAACAGGTGGTGCAGTCCGCCTCCACAAAACGGCGCTTGAACCCGCGTTTTTGGAGGTATGCGCCCCATGTGCGGTTGGCGCTGGGCATATCGCCGAGGATAAAGCCAGTAAGCACAAGCTCAAGATAGGCTTTTTCCCAGCCTTGCCCCGTAGCGGCAGCCACGGCACGCACAGCACAGTCTCCGACGCTGCTCCCGTGCGGGTTTGGGTTAAACCTGTGCCACATGGCACCCCCTCCCTTTGCTCCCAGTGTACCGACTTAAACCTCTGGGAGAGACAACGAACGCGCAACGAAGGACAAAAAACGCACATTTGCCAAAGAAAAAAATACGCTCACTGAGCACAAAATTTTGCAAAAAAGCCTTGATTTATACGCACAATGAGCGTATAATAAAGACAGTGAAAGGCACCAACACACAACAACATGGAGGTTTTTATCATGACGAAGTTTGAAGTTGAACGCATGGAGGCAGTTTTTGAATATCTGGAGAGCAAACTGGCTGACCACTACTCTGATATGCTGAAAAGCGATGACCCGGAGCGTGTCAAGAAAGCACAAAGCCTGATGGCCCGCCGCATGATCGCGTATAACGAGGTGAAGGACGCGCTTACCGCGTTTAGTCTTTTTGACGAAAGCAATGCTGCAATTGCAGAAAAAGCGTTCAAGGATCCTGAAAACAATGACCACGTTTTTGCTTTCAGCGTGTCCTGCAAAAAGTTTGCAAGCGAGGAGCACCGTCAGGTAGGCGCAAATGCCGAGCAGGCAGAGCAGTTCCTCCGCAACCATCTTGCGTTTGAATACTGCAACAGCATGACCCCGGATGACTTTGAAATTAAGCTCCTCGGTCAAATGTGCTAAATAAAAAAGCCCAGTCAAGTGCAGCGAACACCTGACGGGGCTTTTGCGAAAGACGTACCATGGAGGTACACGAATATATTATCACCCGAAAGAAAGGAAGTCAATCATGTATACCAAAGCAGAGCTTTTCCTCATGGCCATTGAGCAGCCGAAAGAAATTTTTACCAGCAACGTGACCTTGAGTACCCCAGACGATGTTGACGGCTGTCTCGATCTGGACGCCGAGACCGCTCGTCTGTCCCATCTCTGGGACGTCGCCCGCATGAGCGTGCTGGAAATGGTCAAGGCCTCCGGACGCAGTCAGACCGCATTTGCAAAAGGCGCATGCATTCCGTACCGTACCATGCAGGGCTGGTGCCTGGGTGAGCGTAAGTGCCCTGTGTATCTCCGCTTTTTATTGGCAGAGCACTACGGATTGATCTGAGGGAAATGTTATGGCAGAAGATTTGACTGGAAAGCATTTTGGAAAGTGGACGGTACTTGCGCCGTCTGAAAAGCCGCACTACTATACATGCCAGTGTGAGTGCGGAGTGGTAAAAGACGTGTATGACAGCTCCCTGCGCCTTGGCAAAAGTCGCAGCTGTCTGTCTTGCGCAAACCGAGGACCAAGTCCAGCTATGACGGAGACCGCTTTCCGAAAGGCAAAGAAAAAAGAGGGGCAGATCATTAACGGGTGGAAAGTATTGGAAGTTTTACCCGAAAAGAGGTCAGGCTGCTTTCTGTGCCGTTCCATTTGCCCGAAGTGCGGGAAGGAAACCGCCGTAAAACTTACAAAGCTCCCTCTGATCCAGCATTGTACAGATTGCAACAGGGATATCGGAAAGAAAGCTGAGGCAATTCACAGCATAGCTTACGCGGACGGCTCTTCTCTCATGTCGATTCGCACAAGGGTCGGAGGCCATATCAACAAAAATTCCACTTCTGGCGCAAATGGTGTGTGTAAAGACTGCCACGGTCGATGGCGCGCATATATCAATTTCCAACGCAAGCAATATCATCTCGGCAGCTATGACACGATCGAAGAAGCCACTGCGGCCCGAAAGGAAGCCGAGAGCATAATTTACGCCCCGTACCTCAAAGAACATGAAGGATGGGAAGAAGAGCTTTCCAGCAGGCTTGAGGAATTGAAGAAAAAGTAAAAAAGCCCCCGATGCTCCAAACGGAACACCGGGGCTTTCTGCGTCTCCCGCATGGTACGCACTATAAGTAGGCGGGCGGGAGACCGGTCGGCGCCTATCTGGCAACCGCTTTTTTCATTCCCAGATAAAGCACTGGGCTAGCTGGCAAATATCCACCCTCTTGTGCTTCTTCGAGAGGCCGGGTGGATTTGTTGATGTTATTTTACCACAAATCGTGCAAAAAGAAAAGCGGCAGACCCGAAAGCCTGCCGCTTCAATGCGTTTCGTGAGAAATCACGCCCAATTAAGATTATGGTATCACACATCCAGCATTTTTTCAATGCCTTTCAGCCGGTAGCCTATCGCCGTCCGGCTGTAATGCGTCTGTGCTGCAATGTCCGGCAGCGGGAGCCGCTCAACATACCGCAGTAAGGCTATCTTACGGTCTACCCTCCCAAGCGGTGCGTTTTTGATGGCGGCGGTCATCTGCTGTCGGTCAAGTCCTTGCAGGCACAGTGGCAGCACCACACGAGCCGCCGCCACAGGCAGCACCGAGCCAGAAGGGCTGCGGCAACTGTCCCGCGTTGCGCACTCGAACGGTCACGGCACGGTAATGTCCCATTTTGCCGCCGTTGGCAAAATGGTCACACACTGCGGGCCACAAAATCGGGTACGCACGCTGATCATAATAATAGCGAGGCGTTTGCTCGTATGTAGTGCTTGCCATGATATCCTCCTTACTGCGTAATTTCCTCAGCGTTCGCCTTGTCCTCCGCATCCAGAGCGTCGTAGTACGCCTGCGCAAGGGCTTCCACCTCTGCGATGTCGTCCTCTGTCAGCAGGCCGCTGTCCAGATGGACGTATGTTCTGTCCAGCCAGTAGGCCACATCGTGTCCTAAGGCGATTTCACGCTTGATGGAGCGTAACGTCAGGTTGTGTCTGGCTTTGGATTTGATAGCCATATGTATGTACCTCCTTTAGGTCGTTGTCATCGATGCCACAGCATCCTCAAGGTCAGTGATGCGCTTGATGGGGTCTGCGCGTCCCGTCACAGTCGCACTGTCTGCATCGGTCAGGACTGTGTTCACGCCGCTTAGCGCGGGGATGGGCTGTGCGCCGGTTGCAGTGAATGGAACAGGCTCTGTCAGCTTGTAGCAGATTTGCACAGGTGTTCCTGCGGCGTACTGGGCGGCAAGGTAGGATTTCAAAGCATTGATTGTTGCGAAAGGCCCATCTAAAGCCACATGAAATACGATGCTGTTATCAGAAATGCGTACAAAGTTAAACGGATATACCATAGAACCTTTCGTGTTATCAAAATGGCTTGATATTCCAAAAGTCCCAGAATAAGGTTTTAGTGCTCCATATAATGCCCATTGCTGCTCTTTTTTGCTCGCTACGTTGCCGTTGTCTTGCCACTTCTCCGTCCCGTCCAACGTCAGCATTTTCCACGTATCCTGCCCCTCACCGCTCACCGTATCCACCGTGCCGCCGTAGATGGTGCGGGGCAGAGTGAGGGTGGCGGTTTGGCCGGTGTAAGGGGCGTAGGTGGTGGGGGCGGTGGTGCCGGGGACAATACACGGGTATATGGTTGTATCAATCGTTGCGCCGTTAGCCGCAATCATGTACCAGTATTTAATTACATCCCCGGCAAGGATTTTAAAAGCACCTTTTGCGTTAAGCCACAGATCAACTCCGTTGCGATGTACTACAATAGACGCGGAAACACCTGTGCCCATAGCAAGGCCGTAATATTTGCCGGGCGGTAGGCGCCCAACCGCAAACGTGGGGCTACCTACAGCAGCCGTTGCGATGCCGGAAATATGTACGCCGCCGTTGGCTACATACTCATAAGTGATGCCTTTGTTTGTCAACTTGGTAAACGGAGTGATATTCAGCAGATTCCACCCACACCGCTCGACCGTCACGCTGTCCCTACCCTTAATCGGGCGAACATTGTCAGGTGATGGGTCACCACTGCCTTCCTGCGTCGGTTCCCAGCTCACCTTACAGCCCAGCGGATAACCTGACACAGGGTAGCACTGCACCGGGTTCCCGGTCTCCTCCAGCGGTGGACAGAGCATATCCACGATGTGCTTGCTGCTCCATGCATCGGTGCCTACAGCGGTGTCATCTATGACGGCTTTGGTCGCCAGCTCGTCGCCGGTCACTTTAGCGTCTGCTGCCTGGCCGCTCTGGCTCAGGGTGGCATCCACGGTGGAGTCTTTGCCGGGTGCGCCGCTTTTAAGTGTAAGGTTTAGCACGGGATTTTTAGCCGTGCCCGTAATTGTCGCAGACGGCGCGTCACCCTCTTCAACCGTGCCTATGGTAAGCTCAGGTGTTGCACCTGTATCGCCCGGTTTTCCGGGGTCACCTTGCTTGCCATTCAGCACATCGACAAAGCTGGTCCCTGTCGCATCCGTGATGACGATACGATGCCCGCCAGCGATATCCTGTACGGTGACTGTGGGTGATGTGCCCGGCTCGCCCTTAAAGTTTCCGGATGCAATGCCGTCCTTGAGCTCCTGCAAGCTGTTAGCGGCCTTCTGAGCGCTTTCGTCTGCATTGCCCGCACTGGTGGAGGCTTGCTGTGCTGCCGTCTGCGCATCGTTCTTGGCCTGCTCTGCGGCGGCGGCATCGGTGTGGACAGCATCCACCAGCTGCTGCCATGCAGGCGTTCCCGGTTCTGGCTCTGTGCCATCCTCCGTGCCGGAGTTTGCAGCCACCCGGTAGCGCAGGTCAGCGCTGGTCACGGTCTTGGTGCCGTCGCTGCCCTCAAAGGTGATACAGCCGTTACCCGGCTGTGCGGTCACGCTTGCGGGCACGTCCACATAGCCGTCCACCACCAGCGAGGAAAGCGGGTCTTTTCCGTCCGGGACGTGCCAGAACGCCCGGATGGTCAGGCCCTCCCACTCGCCGGTGGCGGTGATGGCAAGGCGGTACACGCCCCGGTTCTTGGTGTAGCCAAAGCGCACCAGCTGCTCATAGCCCGGCACTTTGACGACGCCATTGGATGCGAGAGATACGCTTAGCTCGATCATAAATTACCCCTTGTTGATGGTAGGCTTCTTGTCCGCCAACGCCTTTTTCATCATGCTGACGGCCTTTTCGATCACACTGTCCAGCACTTCATCGGTGATGAAAGGCTTCAGCCAGTCCGGCAGTGCGCCGCGCAGCGCAGCAAAGACCTGCGCCTTTTTCTTTGCGCCCTGTCCGCTACCCATGATGCTGTCCTCAGCGATGGTCACGAGCTCCAGCGCCCAGTCCTTGACGTACTGCTTGTAACCCAGCCGGATAGCACCAACGGCCAGCGCAGCAAAGCCAATGAACATCAGTACCAGTGCGATGGGTGCGGGGATAAAGTTAAACATTGCTTCCATGATTCGTTACTCCTTTCAGTAGGTAGTTGTTGATATCGGATTTACTTTTTTGCATACCTTCGCGATTGTTGCCGGACAGCTGTGAATCCAAAAGATTTTGTACGCCAACGAGTACGAGGCGCATTTCTTCATCGAGGCCGTCAAAGCGGCGCAGGTCTCTTGCAAGGGCCTGTGCGTGCTGAAGCTGTCCCTGTTCCAGCACGCCAAGTCTTTTTTCGAGCGTATCCATTCGTTTGTTCTGCGCATCGTCTGGGGCCTGTGCCTTTTTGATGTACTTGTGGATGATGTCCAGCACCTTGTCGATGGTGATGGCCGCGGCGCACAGGCTGCCCAGGATGCCAAGCACCCACAGCAAAGCTTCTTTTTCGGTCATTTACCCTCCCGGAGACGGGTCAGACCCTTCTTGCTGATGATACCCGCATAGTCCTTGTATGCGTGGCTCATGTCCACGTTGGTGATCACACCTGGTACACGGGCCGTGCTGGTATACTGCCACATGCCAAAGGGCCAGCCGGGAGCGGGCTTGGCGTTGCGGTATGCAGCCAGCCACACGTCGAAGGGTTTCAGGGCTGCGCCGCCCATGTACAGGAAGGTGTTGCCGAACCACAGGCCGGTGTAGAGCAGAGCGTACACGCCCCAGCTTTCCACCGTGCTCAGCATGTAAGCCGTCAGGTCGGTCAGCGCGGCCTTGCCAAGCGGCTTCTGCACCTCGTCCTCGATGTCCACGGCCACCGGCAGCTCAAAGCTCCGGCCGGTGAGCAGCTTCTTGAAGTAGGCCAGCTCTTTGTCGGCCTGCTCCCGGTTGACTGCCTTGAAGTAGCCATACACGCCGCAGGGGATGCCCAGCCGCTTGCATTCTGCGTAGCTGCGTGCAAACTGCGGGTCAGTGTAGGGAGCACTGGGCCTGCCCGATGCGCTGTTGCCCATGGCGCGAATCATCACGCCGTCCACCTTGCCGCTTGCCTTGACCTTCTCCCAGTTGATCGTGCCCTGATGCCGGGATACATCCATGATTTCAGCCATAGCGTCCTCCTTACTGCGTGATTTCCTCAAAGCCGCTCTTGATAAGAATCGCCTTGACCTTCTCCTTCAGCAGGCGGGGGCAGCGCTTATACAGAGCCTTTGCCTCCTCGACAGTCTCAGCAGACATAATTTCCTGTCCCCACAACATTGTCATCATACGTACCATCCTTTCGATTTTTTGTGTGATTTTATGCATAAACAATCTCGCTCATTTCAAGCAAGCATTGCCGAAGCATCTCGTTTTCTTTTTTCAGCGCTTCCAACGTCTGAGGCAGCTTGTCCAGCGCTTCCTGCCGTTGCTGGGCTTCCCGCTTTTCCTTTTCACGCTGGGCCAGCTCTTCGGCGGTCGGCGGGGGTGGTACCGTGCCCGCCTCGTACACCATGTAGGTGCCGTCTGCCAGTGCAACGCCCCAGTAGTGCTCGCCGGTTGCTGCGGCATTGTTGTGCTCGCTCACAGCCTGCGCAAGGGCGGTGTAATCGGCTTTTGCCGCCGGAGCGGCGTAACCGGGCTCGATTTTGTTTCCCATACAGTACCTCCTTATACCATCACGCTGCCATTCTCGTCCACCAGCGTGGTGGACGGCATGATCAAAGCGGGGCGAATATCGTTCGAGTTGGCGCAATTGTCGTAGTCGTAGGAGCCATCGTCCGCGACTTTCCAGACATTGTTCGAGTTCGTGTTTATGATGCGTGGGGAACGCAGATACCAGTCTTGAGCACTGCCGTTCCGATAGGCAACGCGCTTTTTATTCTCATTTGTTCCGGTGCCAGCGAGAAAATAGGACAGTTTAGCGCCATCATTGGGGAAATATTCGTTGGTTCTGTTCGTCCAACCAACCTCGATGCCGGACAGCAGGAACACCTTCGTGTTCAGACCGTTTGCGCCGGTGTGAAGTGCGCCGGCGTAAAGTGGACTACCGTGATACGGAATCTTTACCTGTTTGATCACGGCGCGAATATCCGCGTCGATAAAGTTATAGAACGTGCCGTTCAGCCAGGAGTTGATATCGGAACTCGCGTAGTCGTTTTTGTCGACTGAGTTCCACTTCATATAGTTGTAGCTGCCTTTCATCAGCAGCCACGTTCCATTGCACGAGTTGTCGTAAACGCTTGTACTCGGGTTGCCTTGATGAACAACAATGAAGTCCGTGGATGTACCGCTAACTTTGATTTTAATGATGCTGCCCACGGCCAGACTGCCTATGGGGCTGCCGCTTTGATAGACGAGCCGGGCTTGACCATTTATGCCGACGTACACCTTTTGCACCTGCCGGGCCTGACCGCCCACGCCCACATAGAGTTTGGACATTTTGTGTGCCGTGCTCCCGGCACCGAGATAGATGCTCATGCGCCCACCTCCTTATGCGTACACCAGCAGGACAGTGCCTGTGTCGAGAGCGCTGCCCACGCCGGGGTCGGTGGTCTGCGCCTTGACCGTAAAGCCGTTGACGCTGGTCACGCTCAGGGTGCCGTCGTTTGTCACGCCGAGGCCAGCGCCAACTTTTACGGGGCCTAGCTGGTCAGCCGTGGCAGGCGTGCCAAACTTGGCGTCGGCCTCGTCCTTGCTATACCTCTGAGCCAGGGCGTCGCCGGTCGCCTTTGCATCAGCCGGTGCGCCCGATACAGTCAGGGTCGTGTCAGTGGACACGATAACCTTTGCGTCTGCGGCACTCTTTGCAGCTGCTTCCTCGCTGGCCTTTGCAGCAGATGCACTAGACGCGGCAGCAGTTTGACTGGCCGCTGCTCCTGCGGCACTGGAAGCAGATTCCTCGGCTTTCGATGTCGAAATATCTGCCTGCTCTTGCGCTGCGCTTATGGCGTTTGCAGTGGCGTCTTTGACTGTCTGGGCTGCTGCGGCGGCCTGTGCTGTGGCAGTTGCCGCCGCGTTTGTGGCTGTTTCCGCACTCTGAACGGCTTCTTCCTGTCGCGCGATAACAGCCTCGCCATACTGCTTCACATACTCAAAGCCCTGTGCAAGGGCTTCCCGTACTTCCACGCCGCGCTCTGCATTGCGGACTTCGGAAATTGCTTCGTCAAATGTCTTATCCAATTTATCACCCCTTTGCGGATGCATAGCCCTTCAGCGAGCGGCTCAGGTCATAGGCGTCACTGGCTTTTCGTGCGCTCAGGGCCTGCAAGTCGCTGACGCTGGAGAAATCAATGCCCAGCGTGAATTCTTTTTTGTCCGGCGCGTCCAAAGGCTCCACAATCTTAGAGCACAAAAGCCAGGTGTTCACCCCGTGCGGGCTGGAGTAGATGTGTGTCATCTTGCCAAAGCCAAGGCGGGCGATATCCACACCGGCATCCTTGAGGTCCACAGCCTTTACCGTGATTCCGTCGAGATAACGCAAGTTTTTGGACAGCTCCGCGTTGGCGGCATCCAGAAGCGACTGTGTTGTGCTGGCGGTTCCGTCGATCACGATGATCCTTGTGATGATGCCAAAGAGCTTTTGGGCCGCAGTGTCGTTTGCGGTGGCGGTGATCGTGCTTTCATGCCTCCACAAAAACCAACCGGATTTCTTTTTTCCGACGGCAATGACGCGGGTGACAATATCCTCTGCTTTGACGTAGCTGTTCAGGTCGAGCAGGTTTGTGCCGAATGCGATGGGCTGCCCGTTTTTCTCCTGCACTTCCCGGACGTAATCCAGATACCTGGCCCCGTTTTCGTGCCGGACGATCAGATACCCGCCGTACACATCCACAAGCTCATTTTGGATGACATCCCATGTAACGCCAAAATTTTGTCCATCGCCAAAGGTGTACCGTGGCGCAGAATCGTAACGGACCACGGAAGAATCCGGCAGGGCTACACCGTTGAACAGGACGGCATAACCGTCTCCCTGCTTTTCAATTTTCCATTTTTTCGAGACCGTGTCTTTGAGATTGTATTCCGTCGCAGGCGGAAAGGATTTTGAGTGCGTAGCGCATGTGATATCCGGCGTAACCGTTCTTTGCGTGGCTTCGTGCGTCTGGCCGTCCCCATCCAAGGATAAAGCCGCGTTTACGCTCACGGAAAAAAGGCCTTCTCCAGTGCGCCAAATCTGTCCGTCAATTGAAGAGGCTTCATACTTTACGTTCAGCGTCCATCTGTACGCAGATGGATCCGGGGCCGTGTCGTCATCTGAGTAGCCAACTTCATATTGACTCACAAGCTGAACGCCGGATGAGGTATAAAGTCCATATTCATACCTATAATCGCCGTCACTGTCCGGAGTACCTGCCATGTGGTCCAGTTTCATCACGCAGTTATGCAGTTCTGGAGCCACCACGCTGGTGCTCGGAAAGCCAACATTTCCACAGGTAAACGCCTTGTATGCGTCCACCATGCCGGTATGATTTTCCAGCAGGAACGAAAGAAATTGCTTGATCGTCACGTCTTTGGCTGTATATGGCGCAACGGAGCTGTCGTTGAGGTAGGCCAGCTCTCCCTCGCAAAAGACTTTTTGACGCAGCATAAAATCCTGCTCATGGCTCATGGGCCTGCCCTCCCAGATGCGCGCACCGTCTTGTTCTACGGACACGGTCGTGCGCATTTTTTGCAAAGCTGAGTGAGCCACATTGCCAAGCGGCAGGGTGAATTCCAAGCTTCCGGCCTTGCCCACCTCCCGTGTCAGAGTTGGACTGATGAGCTTTTTTGTGTCCGTGTAGTCTGCCGGGTCGTAAATGCAGGCCTTTGTCTCCCACACGTCAACGCCGGTCTGGACGCCTGCATAAACTTTATAGCTCATAAGCTGCCCCCTAGATATCGGATGCTGATGCTGCAATCTGCAGACGCTGCAAAGATGAGAGTGCCTACAACGCCATCCGGCATGGTAAGGCCCTCGATATACTGCCAGTCGGTGGACTTGGCCAGAATGCCAACCTCAAGGCCATTGAGAGACACCGCAATGTCGGCGGCGTCCTCGCTGCGCTTGAAGTAGATGCCGGCCGCTCTTGGTGCACCGGTGACGGTTACGGTGATGTCCTCGTTGGCTTTGAGCTGGATATCCGTATAATTGCGGATAATTGCCGTATCAAATACAAGGTCATCCCACAGCCAGTCATCAGATCCGTCGTATACACTGCGCTTGAAGGGGTCGCAGGTGCCTGTGATGGTGAATGCACTGGAAAACCTGTTGCGTGTCATAGACACGCTCCACAGCCCCTCCCAATAGAAAGACGGGTCATCGTCGAATTTGCACTGTAGCCATTTGCCATGGATGGCGTTTGCGATCTGACTGTAAAGATTCGGCCAGGTCTTTTTTGGTGCCCTGCACAGCAGCTCCATGGTGATGGTACGCTTTTTGTAGTGCGGGCGGCCATCCAGTGCATCCGTCAGGTTGAGCAGCGTATCAGAGCCGGGCACCTTCACCAGATACTCGTCTACCTCTGCATCGCTGATCTTCGGGCTGCCAACTTTGAGATACAGACCCCAGTCTGTGAGGGTGTGGTAATCGCCGATTTTTGCGCCTTGCAACTTTGCCATTATACGCCCCTCGCTTTCCGGGTCACTGCAACACCGATGTGCAGATCCACATTATTTGCCATGCGCGGAGACAAAACGCCCACCAGCTCACCGGAATCCATGACAACCTGACCCTTGCCGATGTCTGGCAGATGCTCGTTCAGCATCCCTTCAATGCGCTCCAGAATGCTGGTCTGCCGGTCAACAACGGACTGCTGTCCGGTGACGCGGTACTGCAGGGCTGCGCGGGTGGAGAAGGTGCCCAGACTGTCATACACGCCGGTCTTGTCAAAGGGGCTCTGATAGTGGCTGACGGGCTGCTGGTCGTTCTTTTTGTTCATCCACATGGCAAGGCCGATGCCGCCAGCGACTGCGCCCGCAGCACCCACGCCCAGGATCAGGGCAAGGACGGGGTTCGCGGAAATGAAGGACACCACCGTGCCAAGTGCGGAGGTGATGCCGCCTGCCATGCCGGAAAAGCTCTGGGCGATGCTGCCTAGTGCTCCGCCCACGCCGCCGGAGCTTGCCAGGCCCTGCACGATCTCAGAGAACGCCTTTACTTCGGTAGTAGCGCCATTGATCCCGGGCGTAATGCCGTTTGTGAAGATGCTCTGGATGGATTCCAGCGCCTTGCCGATGCCGCCGCTGAAGTAGCCCTCATTGACCGCGGTCAGCGCGTCCGCAAGCCACTTAGAGATCACGTCACGCTGATCCTGCGATACTTCGCCCCAGATCAGATTGACAAAATCCAGAGCTAGACCGCCCCAGTCGCCGTTTTTGGCGTCGCTAAAGGCGCTTTTTACCAGCCCGAAAATGCCCTTATCCAGCTGGCCAGAAGCCTCGCTCAGCTGCTGGTCAATGCGGCTCTGGGTGCCCTTTACGCTCTTGTCGATGAGAGTAGAGGTCTCCGTCACCTTGTCTTGAATGCCGTCGATGTAGGTGATGATCTTCTCGTAGGTCTCCGCGCCGTTCTCGCCGACGCGCTGGCCGGTCTCTGTGACGGTCTTCTTGATATGCTCGCTGCCGTCCGCGTACTTTTCCACCGCCTGCTGCACCTTTGTGGTGATGCCGTTAAAGGTGGTTTCCGAGACGTTGGTAAAGGTGCCCAGCAGCGTTTTTGACATGTCGTCATAAGTCTTTGTGACCTTTGTGACCGTGCCGTTGACCTTGGTCTCGACCTGCTTAAAGGTGGTGGCGACGCCGTTCACCATCTCCTTGCCGGTCGTGGTGGTGGTCTCGGTGATGCGGTCTTTGATCTTGCCGGAGCTGTCCTTGACCTTTTCGGTAAGGGTCTGGATGCTGGTGGTCACGGTACCCAGCGCATTCTGTGCGGTGGTCGTGGCCGTGCTGGAGATGGACGAAATGACCGTTTCAGTGGTGGATTTAGAACCGGATGACTTTTTTTTGCCGGCTGCACTGGATGGGCTGGTTGTAATGGAGCTGCTGCCGTTGCCGCTGGCTGCCGCCAGCTCCGCCTGCCGCTGGGACCAGCTCTTATTGCTGACGCCAACGCCTGCAAGAGCTTGCTGCCGTAAGCGGTCACGGTTGCTTTGGCGGAGGTTTGCGTCTGCATACTCCTCGTATGTGTCGTAATCCGCTGTGGCCGCTTTCCCCAGAAAACGGTTGAGCTTATAGCTCAGCTTGTCCAGCCAGGTGGAGGCACTGGAAGCAAAGCCCTCAAACCAGGATTTGACGGACGAAATCGGACCGCTCAACCCGGTAATTGCGCCCGCAAGACCAATCCAGCCGTCGGTTTTGTAGGCTTCTTGTGCCTTGACCACAAGATCGTTGAGATTGGAGATCACCACGCCGACGCCGCTGGACAAATCGCCGGTCAGCAATCCCGCCAGCTGCTTTACATTGTCCTGCAGGGTAGACACGCGGCCATTCATGGTCTGGCTCTGGGTGTCCATGCTGCCGTAGTAGCGTCCACCTTCTTCCGACGCAGCCTGTAGGGCCTGGGTCAGAAGATCATAACTGATAGTCATTTTCTGCACTTCAGCGGTGGACTTGCCTGTGTAGTCGGCCAGAATGCCATACACGTCGATACCAGCATAAGCAAACTGCTTGATATCGGCCGTTGTAGCCTTGCCGGTGTTGGCGATCTGCTGCAGGTTCTGGGACATGCGGTTCAGCTCGTCGTTTCCGCCACCTGTCGCAGAGACTGCGTCGCCCAGTGCCATGATGGTACTGCGGGCATAGGAAGCGTTCTCGCCTGCAGAGATCAAGTATTGGTTTGCCTTTGTCAGGGACTCGACATCAAACGGGGTTTTTGCCGCATCTTCCTGGATCTGGCTCATGACCTGCTGGGCGGCTTCCGCGCTGCCCAGCATATTGGTAAAGCCAGTTGTGTATTTCTCGATCTGGGCGTTGTACTCGATGCCGGAAGAGATGAACCCCTCTGCGGCACTGAGTGCAGCGGCGTAAAGCTTCGAGAAGACGCCCGCCATGATCGTGCCTTGTGCAATAGCACTGGCCAGAGACTTGCTGGACCCCGATGCGGCGTCTCCAAAGCTGTTCATGTACCCTTCCGCAGTCCTTAGCCCCTGTGCCGTGGTATTGAGTTGGGCCTGAGCTTCTTTCAGCTTCTGGGCAAATTCCTTAGTTTTTTCGGAGGTTTCCCCGGTCTCTTTCCGTGATTTCTGATAGGCTGCCGTAAGGTGAATGACCTCGCTGTACAGCCGATTATAATCCTTCATCATGGTGGAGACGGCGTCCTTAGTCTGCGACTTTGCCTCTTCCACGCCCTGCCGGTAGGCGCTGTCGTCCAGCCCGAGGGTGGCGCTCAATTCAAAAAGTTTCAGGTTCCATCACCCCCGTTCAAGCCATTTTTAATGCGTGCTATCACTTCATCAGCGGACGGCTGCGGCGGCTGTGGACGGTTTTCCACAAGCCCGGCCACCATGTCGTACCACCGCTCTTCTGCGCCTATAAGGTGCGCCAGAGCGTCCGTCATGTACGCCTGATAGCTGAGCGTGATGCGCTCTTGCCGCAAAGTGCTCAGGCAGTGCTGCAAAATGTACGGCTTACCGATCAAGTGCAGCATATCCAGCCGGATGGTGGAGGTTAAGCGCCGATATCCGTCTGCGCCAACTTCACCAACGATGACAAAAAATCCAGCACGTCCTTATCCTCCACGGTAGCGGTAATGACGCGCATAGTCTTGAACGGGGTCATGGTTTCGGGCTTGCCGTCCTCGTCCACATCTGGCTCATACAGCAAGGGCAGCAGCTTTGCCGTAGTCTCGGCGTTGTCGAACAGCAGAGCCTTGCACATGGCCTTGATGTTCTTCTTGGCCTGTGCGGATTTCTTCTGCTCCAGCTCTTCCTTGGTCTCTTTGCCGGTCAGCGCAGGCATGACCTTACGCAGCTCCGCGACCTTGGATTTCTCCAAAAGGTTGGAAACAGCGTCTGCAATCAGCCAGCAGCGGCGCAGAAATTCGGTTTCGTCCATCTGGTTCAGGGTTTTCATGTTGTAACCTCCTTATGCTGCGGCCTTGGGGCTGTAGTACCACTCCATAGGCACCACGTCACTCCCCAGACGGGGGCAGCCGGTCAGGGTGACTGCAATGTTGCCCTTGCCCTTGTCGGTCGTCTTCAGGGTCAAACCGCCGGTGGACAGTGCATTCATCAGCCGGACTGCAACCATACCGCCATCCAGCGTGTCTCCAACCCACCAGATGTCCTTAAAATCGCCGGTGCTTTCGGTGGGATCCAGTGTCATGCGGGGCGTGACCTTCTTTTCTGCCACATCGGCCGCACCAAGGGCCAGCTTGATAACGTCAGTGGTTGCATTCAGGGCAGTAAAGGCCAGCGTGCAGTCGTAGTCCTCGATCTGCATCAGCTCTGCGGTGTTCTTCTGGGCGTTGTCTACGTCCGCGCCCAGATCGGTGAAGTTTGCCTTGCAGGTCGCGGTGATGCCGCCGGTGGTGGCGGTGATAATGTCTGCATCCTGCACTTCGGTTGATCCGGTCACGTCAAACTTGTTGACCACGATGCCTGCGTTGAACTGCATGGATTCGAACGCTTTCTGCGAAATTTTGGAAAATTTTCTTGCCATATTGCTCCTTTACTCACGGTATAAACCGTGTGAGTTCAAAATTGAGGTATTCGCACAAATAGCCCTCGGGCGGGTTGTCGAGCGGCTGCGCCCACGGGGTGCCTTTGCGCAAAAGAATAGCGCCGCCCTCGCATTCGATGGTCAAACCATCTGCAAGGGCTGCGCTTATCTTGTCTTCGGTCTGTAAAATAGGCGTCCGGCCTTTGGCACTCGGGTACCAAAGCCGGGCGTGGAAGGTGCCGGACTCATTCCACCCGCCGGGAATTGTCGGCTGATAGGTCAGATACGGCAGTTCTGCGCCGGGAGGGATGTTATCTTCCAGATAGCCCGGGATGTCAAAACCGTTGAAAAAAGCGTTCAGCGCCCGGTTGATGCTCTCAGACGGTCCCATTACGGCAGCACCGCCTTTTTGCACTTCACGGCCCGCAGGCCCATGCCGGATTCTTCCGGAGCGCTGCCCTCATCGGCTGCACTCGTCACCTGAAAGGTCTGCCCGTCGCTCACCCGCTTGACGTAGTCCGGGAAAGCCAGAGGCACACCGGTATTGACCAGCAGCGTATAGGTGGACGCTGTAGCCGCCTGCTCTGCAACCTGAGCCTCCACGGTGGTATCGTGGCGCTCTACGGCCTCAAATTCCGGGCCGTCCGTCCAGCCAGAGACAAAGCCGCCGACGCCGTCCGGCTCATAGCTGCGGGTCTGGAAGCAGAATTTTTTGGTGAAGCTCTGCATCACGGTGGATGCAGCGAACGAATTGACCATGTCACATCTTCCTCCACTGGTTGATTTCGGCCCGGAATTTGGTCTTGCCGTCTGCGGGCAGGCCGTCCGCGCCTGTAGCCATCGTGCCAGACCACCCGGCAAAGGACTGGGACACGTACACGCCACCGGCCGGGAGCGCCTTGTCGTATGCGTCGATTTTTTCAGCCAGCGCCACAAAATCAGGCGGCACGCGCATGGGCTGCACCGTGCCGTTAAAGGTCTCGGCCACCAAATCACCGTCCCCGGCTTTGTGTACGCCATCGTTGAAGATAGAGCCGCACACGAGGAAATACTGCCCCGGGACTACCCCGGCGGGAACGGTATCCGGCTCAAAGGCAAACTCCCCCGCAATGGGGTCGTCTGCCCGGTCAAAGAAATTGTGCGTCAGTGCGCACAGCTCAGGGACGGTCATTGGATGCCTCCTACTCAAAAGGGGGGCGATTACTCGCCCGGGGTAATAGTCTGGACAGAGATGCCGTCCAGATACTCAGCGAACAGGGTCATGCCCATGACGGCGAAGCTCTCAGAGACTGCGGTGTGGTAGTTGCCCTGAGTGTGGAAGCCGATGAGGTTGCTTGCCTCGCCCGCGGTGGTGTAGACCAGACCGGCCTTGGAAAAGTCGCTGTCGGCGGGATCAACATAGTACAGGACGATGTTGTCCACCGGTGTTGCGATGACCTTTCCTCGTGCGATTTCGCCGCTGGAAAGCAGGAAGATGGTGTTGTAGCCCATGAAGTCCTTGATGTACTGGAAGCCGAACTGGTTCTGGACAGTGATGTTGGCTGCGCCCAGGTACTCGTACACGTCCAGAATGTTGGCGAAGCCCACGACGCCGGTGACGGTGCGGTGCATGTTCTTGAACTTGTCCTCAACGCTGCCCTTTGCCATCGCCAGAGCCATCTGGAAGGTCTTGGGGGTGCCTTTCAGGGTGCCGGTGTTCAGGTACTTGTAGAAGCGATCGGTGACGTTCGCGGTCAGCTGGTACAGGAACTCGTCATCGGTCTTCTGAACGGCGACATCGTAACCGTACTTCTTGATGGCCTCCAGAGAGACGGCTTTGGCGAACTTTTCGACAGTAATGTCAGCATAGGTCTTTTCTTTGACGGTGAACTTGCTGTAGGGGATTTCCTCGCCCTCAGCAACAGTGCCGCTCTGAAGCGTACCCTCGGCGTACTTGCTCTTGAGGGTAGTGCCGGGCTGCATCCGGATGGGGCGCATGATGCCCATGATGTCGCGCAGATGCTGCCAGTTGCGCTGGAAGCGGGTGACGAAGTCGATTTCTCGGGGGTTGACGGTAATGTCGGTAGTTACGATAAGGTTCTCTTTTGCTGCCATGTGTTAGTCCTTTCCGCCGCCTGTGAAAAGGTCGGCATTTGCAGCAATCGCGGCCTGACGTTCGCCAGCGTCCTTGATTGCAAAAATTTGGTCTTTGGTCATTTTGGAACCGGCGTTTGTGGGCGGGTTGTCCACCTTCGCGCCGGTGGTGGTCGTAGTGCCCACGAAGTCGCTCCAATCAGCTTTCAGACTGTCAGCGTGCTTCTTGGCGTCCTTGACCTCGCCCTTATCGTCCAGCTCCAGCTTGTCGATATCCTCGCCAGACAGCCGCACGACCCGATCAGCATACTTGTCCAGCACCCCGGCGTCCTTCAGCAGCTCCCGGAACTTTGCTTCCTTGGCTGCGTGGGTGTCTTTCTGGGTCTGCTGGGCCTTGTAGTCGGTCAGCGCCTTTTCAGCGGCCTGCTTGCCGCCATTGGCTGCGTCCCGGTCCTTCTCGGCCTGTGTGCGGGCTGCTTTTTCTGCATCCAGCTGGTCCTTGAGTTCGTCTGTCTCCTTGTGCAGAGCGTCCAGAATGGCTTTTGCCTTGTCATCGTTGGAGGTTTCGGGGTTCTCCAGAATCGTGCGGATGTCAGCTCTTTTGAGTGCCATGTGATAGTCCTTTCTGCCCTTGCTCGGGCTGCCATGCTTGGCAATAAGGTTTAATTTGCCGGACGTGCTGCCGGTGTGGTGCCGCCTGTGGGGCTTGAACCCACGGCCCCCGGATTAAAAGCCCGGTGCTCTGCCAGACTGAGCTAAAACGGCATAAAAAAGCGGCTGACGTTGTGCGCCAACCGCTGAGTATTTAATTTTAGATCGAAAATTCACAGTCTGTGTCTGTCGGATAGTCCTGTGCTTCGGCCGTAACATAGACCAAAACAGAAATTTTGGCTTTGCCTTCGCCGTATGTGTTATCACACATCTCCTGAAGCGCTTTGCGTGCCTGAGCACCAGCCGCAAACAAATCTTTGACTTTTGCAGCCTTGGGCTTGTTCTTTTTCTTCACCTCAAGCATCTGCTTTTTGATTTCTTCAATTCTTTCGGAAGACTCATGATAAAGTCTTTCTGCTTCTCCCTGCATTTTCACAGCAGCTTCAAGCTGTGCGCTCAAGCTTTCAAGCTCGGTCATCCTTATACCTCCTTGTTTCCTTCTTCCACTGCAATCTCTCGCAGCTCGTCAATGTGATCTTCCACCGCCGGACGCAGGAACGGGCGGGCTTTCATGCCCCGGGTAAAGTGCCACTTGCCGTTGAAGTCTTTCCAGACCCACGGCGTTTTGCGTCCGTTGCCTTTCTCGGCAAAGATGCCCGTGCCCAGCTCCACATAGACGCTGTAAAACAGGTTGCTGCCGATGGTCACGGTCTTTTTTGCGAGGTCGAGGGCAAAGGTCAGGCTCTGCTTGAGCGCGCCGCCCACATAGCCCTCAATGCCCGTGCTGTCTGCCGTGCCGGTGGGCACAAGCAGCTGGGCGTAGTCCTGCATTTTCATGCCCCAGATGGTCAGCACCCTCTCTGCCCACGAGTCCAGCGCCTCATGCAGCTGCGGGGTGTTGTCGGTGAATTTGATGTCGTATTCAAATTTCATCGGCATCTTCCCTTTCTTCCTCCTGCTCTGCCCAACGTCTTTGGATCAGCTCTCCGTTGGAACAAACCGAATCCAGTACAGCGTCAGCCTGCATATGAGCAGAAACAAGAGCTTTATCGGACATTTCCATGTGATAATAACCGGTCATGACCTCACCTTTGGCAGTAATGCCTACTACTGCAAGTTTTTTGACCTTCTCTTCTTCAATCAGCTTGAGCGCATCCATAAGCCACGGCGCATAATCGGCATCTGACATTAAGACATTCATTTTCTGAATCCTTCCATTGTCCTAATAAGGCGTTTGTGTGCTCCATGCGGCTTTGCGCCATTTCCGTAGGAAGGCCGCGCGTGTTTTGGCTTGATGTAACCACACGGGGGCTTAAAATCACGGCAAAAGTTCAAGAAAAAGTCATCGTTGATTACGACAATCCCAAACTTCTTATTTTTCATGCTTTGCGCTCTCCTTTCTGCGTTTTCGCTCTTCTGCCCACCACATTTGCTCTTTCTCTTTGCCGCCCTTGGATTTATACCACTCGGTGTAATCCATGACGGGGGTGGTCTCTTTGGTCACATTGTCCCGCTGCATGGCGTTCTGCCGAGGATACTTGCCCAGCGCAGAGGACAGCACACAGCGGCAGTGGTAGACCATCTCCGGGGCGGCGTTGGGGTCTCCGGGGCGCTGAATCTCGTATCCCATGACCTTGAACGGCTCGTCAAGCTCTGCCGTCTGCTGGTCAAGCAAGCGGTGCATTTCACGGGTGCGGTAGTCGTGGGTGGAGTTCCAGCGCTTTTTGACCTCGATGCCCAAAGCCTGGGCGTTGCGCATCTGCTGCAAAGCCCCGGCGTTCTGGGCGCTGGTAAGGGCTGTGATAGCGTTGTTCATGGCCCAGTGGATCTCCGTGTCTGCCATGCCGTTGACGGCCTGCACGGCGATGTCGTGGACGCTCTTGCCCTGCACGATGCCCTGCATGACGTAGCGGTTGAACACCCTGGCGTCATAGGTGCGGTTGCTTTCGCTCTTGATGCGTTTGTTGGGCACCATGCGGGGGTTCTCCTTCAGCAGCAGCTTGACCGCTTCGGTGTTGTACAGGGTCAGCCCGAACGTCACGCCTGCGGCCTGTTCCAGCTCGTAGAAAGCCCAGTTTGCGCCAAAGGAAAAGATGTTGTATTGCTCGTCCCGGGCCAGCTTGTAGGCCGTCTGCTGGGCTGTGGTGCAGGTCTGCGTGATTCCGTCCAGCTTCTGGCGCATCAAATCGGACTGAAAAACCTGATTTTGCAGCCAGATGCGGTAGTCGTCCTCGGTGATCTCGCCTGCATCCAGCTGTGCCCGCTTGCGCTCGTCCAGCGCTTTGTACTTTGCCAGAAACTCGGTCAGCTGCTTCTGCATCTCCCGGCGGGCAGTGCCGTACACCCGCAAAATGCGGCGGCGCAGGCGGTTCAGCTGGCGGGTAGAGATGCGGTCACGGTCGGTTTGTTTCATGGCCGTCTCTTCCGCTATAACGGTTTCGGAACACTTGGTCGTACATAATCTCGGCCTGTTTTTTAACTTCACCCTGAGATTTTGCGTTCAGGGCGTTAATAAAAGCCTGAACAAGCGGGTAGTCTTCATTCTTACTCATCATTATTGTCCTCCTCGTCTGTGTCATCGTCCGTGGTCTCTCTCGTTGCGCTCTCAGCCATCAGGAAAGCCCTGGCCTTTTCTTTTTGCTCTGGGGTCAAGTTGGGCAGCAGGTCAATTGCCACATCCTGCCCGATAATCGGCGCTTCAGAAATCACCGTTGCGACCTGTTCAGCCGTGTTGGTGATCTTGCTGCGGTTGAATGTCGGCATGGCGTTGTCAAATCCAGCCAGTGCGCAGATCTGCCGAATGAACGGCTTGACCTGAGCCTCGAAGTCGTCCGCGTTCTGGCTCAGCGGTTCATAGGCCGCATCCAAATGGTCGTTGGTGCTGTCTGCGCTGACGCAGTGCACATCCAGACCGCCGAAGTCCTCATACACCCGGGTGTGGAGCAGCTCCAAAAGAGCCTGCCGGGCCGTCACAGGGATATCGGTGGTGTAGGGGGTGATCTTTCCGCCCTCGCTGGTGTCTGCGCCTGCAATGTGGTACAGATTCAGCTTGACAAGGAACTCCTGCAGCTCGTCATCGGTCATGCCGTTGAAGTTCTCGCACAGCCAGTAGATCTGCGAAAAGTCCTGCAGGTCATTGCAGAAGCCGGACATCACCAAATCGGTGTTGTCGATGTAGGCTTTCAGGCCCACAAGCGTGCTCTGGTGCAGGTCGGAGCCCCACAGCGGCACAATGGGAAGAGCGCTGTAGTTTTCGCCCTCCACGCTTTCCAGCCCGCCGCCGGGTGTGGTGACGGTCACACTCTTGTATGCTTGCTTTGGCACGGTCTCCTGCATCGTGTTGCCGATTTTGCTTTCCGTGTACTCGGTAAAGCCGTCCAGCTCGTACAGGATATAGTGCATATCTGTGTCCGGGTTCAGCCGCCAGAAGCGCACACCCGCCTGCAAAAGGCCTGTCTTTTCATCGTACAGGGGCGCGAACTCGGTCAGCTTGAAAACCACCAGATGGTCGTTGTTCCAGAATCCAAAGCTCTCGCCGTGGATTAGGGCGAAATATCCGGCCTTCTGGATCTGCTCATCAAAATTCTGTCCCAGCCTGTCCTTGTCCACGCCATCGTCCGCAAAGACAACGCCGTTGCCGAGGGAGTAGGTCGCCCGCTGCTTGTTGAGCCGCCGGAAAAGATTGCTCTTGACCATATCGGGGTGTAGGATGTCTTGCTTGGTGTTTTTGGATAGGCGCTTCAGCATCAAAGCGTAAGCCTGCGCGAAGCGTTCAGCCCCCGGGTTTTTCTGGGCATCGTACAGGTCGGCGTCCAGCGCCATCTTGTACGGTCCGGAACTGCAGTGCTGCTGCACGAACCGCCGGATGAAATCAGGCTGCTCCCCGGCGGCTTGCGCCTGCTGGAAGGTCTGGAATGTGTATGTAGTGCTCAAAATCAATCCCTCAGTTTCACAAGGCGCTTTGTGCGCACGAAGTAGCGGATAGCGTCCATGCAGTGGTCGTTGACCTTCAGCACGGTGTCGTCTTTGTCTGAATCCCAAGCGTACACGCCGAACTCTTCCAGCGTGTGCTTGCAGTCTTTGTAGATCTTCAGCCGCCCGGTCTGCAGCATGGTCTGCACGTCCAGAATGCCGCTCAGAACGTCGTTGTTTGCGGGAGTCTGTGTAAAGCCGTTCTTGCGCAGCTCTGTGATCAGGGGCAGGGCCGAGGGGTCTACGATGACCCGCTCCGGTTTCAGCCCGTTCAACCAAGCATTGAGGTCTGCCACATACTCACCCACGGTCTTTTGCCGCTTCTGTTCGCGGCCGCTGTAGTAGTACTCCCGGGTGACGATCCAGCAGTCTGCATCTGCCTGCTTCTGGATCAGCAGAAAAACCGTTGCGTTCTGGGTGCCAAAGTCGCAAGCCACATAGGTGCTCTTTGGAGACAGCGCCGGAAGCACATCAACAACGTGCTTCTTGCGGTCGAACATGTCATAAACAAGACCCTCGGCCACGGTCCACAGGCCCAGAATGTAGCGCTGATAGAAAACGCCGCTGTACTGGCTGCGGTATCTGGCCTTGATGTCCTCGGAAAGCGAAAGGTTGTCGTCCATCGTGAAATGGAGATACATCATCTTGCGGGAACGGCACTTGCGCACCCACTCCAGATAAAACCAGTGCTGTGGGCTGCCCGGGTTGCAGTTGAACCAGAATTTTGACCCGGTGACAGAGCAACGGGCTGTGGCCTGATTGACGAAGCTCTGGGGCATCAGGGCAACCTCGTCAAAGAACGCCCCGGCAAGGGTGATGCCCTGGATCAGGTCTTGGCTGCTCTCGTCCTTGCCGCCGAAAAAGTAAAACTCGTTGGTTCTGCCGCCCTTGCTGACGGTCATGCAGTTTTCGGCCCGGTGCTCCTTGACGTTGAACCCCCGGGCTGCAAGCTGCTGCTTGAGCGTGCCCAGCACGTTGCGCCGGAAGCTGGCAATGGTCTTGCCGCACATGGCAAACTGCTGCCCGCTGTAGCAGGTCATGGCCCACTGAACAAAGGAAAAGCTCATGGCAAAGGTCTTGCCCGAACGGATAGCGCCATCAGCAATGATTCCGTTGTAGCTGCTGTATGCGCTCTGCGGCGTCCACCAGCTCAAGACCTGCTTTTGCCGCTGGCTGAGGGCTTTCCAGCGAAAGCCGTTACTTTTCCGCATGGTCGTCCTCTTCCTCTGGCAGCATCTCCACGTCATCCGGCGGGCTGAGGTCTGCGGCAGCGTTCAGGGCCTCAAGCAGGCCATCGTCGTCATGCTCCTCTGCCCTCGTTTCTTCCGGCACACCTGCCCACTTTTCAGGCCGCCGGTTTTTCAACCAGAATATCTGAGCCGTCACGTTGGCTGGAACGACGACCTGTTCCTCTGCATACTCGATGCGTTCTTCTTCAAGCCGCTTTTTTCCATCCACCATGACTTTTTTCAGTTTGATGGGCTTTTTTACGGTTACGGTGCGGGTCTTGCAGCTTTCGAACAGCTCATTCTCCACAATGTAGTCCGCAACTTCTCGGCCTTTTTTTAAAGCTTCCGATAATTCGGAAAATTTGTTTTTCCATTCGCAGAGAGTGGATACTGAAATTCCCATATTCTCGGCAATCTGCTTGTCTTTCAGGCCATCCCTTGCCCAACCGCGAAGCAGCGTTAGCTCTTCCGGTTCTAACCACTGCTCGAATTTACCTTTTCGGCCAATCTTAGCTCACCTCTTTTACAAGAACGGCCTTTTCTCCAGTCAGGTCTTCCCATCGCTTTACAATGACATCGACGTACTTTGGATCATACTCCATCAAATAAGCTGTTCTTCCGTTCTGTTCGCAGGCTATCAACGTTGTCCCGCTTCCTCCAAACAGGTCAAGGACAATATTCCCGTTTTCTGTGTTGTTCTTGATTTGATAATCAAAAAGCGCAACCGGTTTCATGGTTGGGTGCAACTCGCTCTTAACCGGTCTATCAAAATCAAGAACCGTTGTCTGTTTCCTGTCACTTGTCCATAGATGTCCTGCGCCATCTTTCCATCCATACAGGCAAGGCTCATGCTTCCACTGGTAATCCTGTCGTCCAAGCACCATGCTGTTCTTCACCCAAATAAGCGTCTCCCGAATCTCCCATCCCGTCTGCTTGCACGCCTGTCGGAAAATAAGTCCTTTGCTGTCTGCGTGCCAAATGTAAAACACCGCACCAGGTCTCATCACGGCATCAGCTGCAGCGAATGCTTTTGACAGAAACTCCAAGAATTCATCTTCGGCCAACGAATCGTTTTGAATTCGCAGATTTTCACTCGTTTTTCCGACATAGCTCACTCCGTAAGGCGGATCCGTAAGCAACATATCTGCCTGCCCCCCCCTATAAGGGCTTTGACGCTTTCTGCATTGGTGCTGTCCCCGCACATAACGCGATGCCTGCCGCACTTCCAGATATCACCCAGCTTCGCCTTTGGAGGTGCAGCTTCGTCAACTTCTGGAGCCTCATCCTCAGCAACCTGCGTTTCTTTGCTGTCACCAGCAGGAAGGTCAAAATCAAAGTCAAAGTCCCCAAAGTCAACTTCTGCCAGTTCTTGTTCGAGTTTTCCGAAATCCCACCCAGACATTTCACCGGTCTTGTTTGCGAGGATACGGTATTTCTGTTTCTGTTCTTCGGTCAGGCCGGTGTAACGTACCACGTCGGCCATGTCCACATGGAGCTGCATCAGAGCGAGGCGGCGGGTGTGACCACTGAGGATGACATTGTTTTCGTCCACCTCGATGGGGTCAAGTGCACTGCACTGGCGCATACTTTCCGCGCAGGCGTTCACGGCTTCCGGGGAGATCACACGCGGGTTGTTCTCGTATGGAACCAGATCTGCGACCGGCATTTTCAGCAGTTCTTTCTGAATCATTGCTTTCACCTCCCTGTAAAGCAAAAACCGCCCGGAAATCCGAACGGTCAAAATATCGAATGTGCCGCCAGCCGGATTTGAACCAGCACCCACAAAATGGATGTGCGCAGTGGTTGGCTGTGCAGTGATGTTCCCGTGGTGTCACCAACGTTGTCCCGCCTTAAATGGGCGGCGCTCTGCCAGTTGAGCTATGACGGCATATAAGCAGCGCCCGTGCATTCAGTTCGTTGGACATGCGTCAAACGGTGGGCGCTG